CAAGGAATTTTCGGCACCAAGTTCCCCAACGTAGCACAAGAGAACATGCAACTCTTTGATAAGGCACGAGTTTTAGCAGATGAGAGTACTGGATTCCCTAGTTTCGCTCACGGACAAACCGGAGTATCTGGTGTTGGGCGTACAGCTTCTGGTATTTCTATGCTTATGTCTGCTGCTAACGGTTCTATTCGGACGGTAGTTAAGAACGTAGATGACTATCTGCTTCGGCCTATTGGTAAAGCTTTCTTCTCATTCAACATGCAATTTGACTTTGATGAGTCTATCCGTGGCGACTTAGAAGTTAATGCTTCTGGTACGGAAAGCTTGATGGCTAACGAAGTACGGTCACAACGCTTGATGCAATTCTTGCAAGTTGCACAAAATCCAGTATTAGCTCCCTTCGCTAAGATGGACTATATCATCCGTGAGATTGCTAAGTCTATGGATCTTGACCCAGACAAGGTTACTAACTCTATGCAGGATGCTGCTATACAAGCTGAACTACTAAAAGCCTTCCAGGCTCCCGTACAGCCTCCTGCAGGGCCGGAAGGTGTAAACATGCCCCAAGGTGGCCCAGCGCCAGAAGGACAGGCTCCACAAGGAGTACAGGACACGTCAGGTGGTGGTGGTTCTCAGATGGGCGTAGGTACAGCACCAACACCAGGTGAGCAAGGGTTTAGTGGTAATGTCGCTTAAAAGCTTCGTTAATGATAAAAACACATGGGATGCGTTCTTAGTTGAGTTAGAGGAGCGTATTGAGATACAGCATCGTAGCATGGAAAGTGTTACCGATCCTGCAGAACTATATAGACACCAGGGTGCCTTACGTGCGCTACGGCAACTACAATACTTGAGGGACAAAGTGAATGGCTGACTATCGTAAACGTCTTGTTGATATGACGGATGAAGAACGTGCAGAAGTAGCACCAGGCTCTCCTCAGTTTAGTGAAGACTACGAGAACGTAGATGATCCTTTAAGTGTTCAGATGATGGAAGCGGGATTAGACTTTACTCCTGTAGGAACTGCCAAAGGTATTTCAGACATTAAGGATGAACTGAGTAGAGATGACCCTAACTACTTAAAAGCTATAGGTATGGGTGCAGTTGAAGCAGCGGCTCTTATTCCAGGCTTAGGTAGTGCAGCCAAGTCTATGATTCGTAGGGGTGGGGATACAGTTAAGGGTTCCGACAATGTGATAGACGCAACTAGTCGCATCCCTAAAGTACCCAGTATCCGTAAAGATTTTGATAACTTTGACTTTAACGAGTTAAACCTTTCTGATGCTGAGCTTGAAGATTATGCAGATATTTACAAACGAGCGGGTTCTAAGGAATCTTTAGCAGAAACAAAAAGAAGAATTACGAGTATCATAAAGGATAATACTCCCAAGATAGAAAAGGCTTTAGTAGATGCTTTAGATACAGGCCAAGGTACAGTATCTTTGCAGGATTACAAAAACGCATTAGCAGCCACAGTAGACTACGACAGTATTCGAGATGCAGCAAAAGGTATCGCAAGGCGACAACAATTACTCAACAAGATGAGCACGTCCATAGGCGAGGATATGGCGTTTGATGATGCTGCGGATGCTGTTTTTGACAGGTACTTCGATAAAGCTGGTAGCAATAAAGATCTAACAGAAGCTTTACTAAGTGCAGGTTACCAAAGAGAGTTAGTAGATTTTGCCGTATCGGAAAAAGCCATTCGCAATTCTTACAATAAGTTCATGTCTACAAAAGCACCTAGGAGTAAACCTGCTACTGTACAGATTGACAGAGATACAGATGCACTAGAAGCATCACGTCTACGCAACGATCCTGAAGCGTTGGAGCAGTGGCGTACAGAAAACAAGCTACCAGAGACTCAAAGACAGAAGAACTTACCTGATGCACAAGCTGCAGCACAGGCTTTGATAGAGGGTAGTGTAACATCTAAAGAAGCAAGGAAGCGTATAACGGAAGCCTTCCCTGAACCAAGAGAATACACATCAGAAGAGGTTATGGAACTCCTGCCTACCTTAACTGAGGTGCAAGGTGCGCTAGGTAAAAAAGGAACTAGGTATCCAATCTTAGGCGTTGATGGCGCTGACTTAGCAGAAGGTCAGGTTGTTTCTTCTCGCCTAGACATACCTGCCTATGATGACTATGATAAGTGGGTTGTATCTATACACGATGGAAATCAAAAGTCAGGCAGTGTTGTAGGTTATGGTCAGGCAATCAGACTTAAGAACATTAGGTTTGGTTCTGATGCAGATACAGCACTAGATATTGCTAGAGGTACACGTACAAGTAAAGCAACGGGTCAAGACGCAATAGACAAAAAGACTGGTGAACCAGCTAAACAAAGCAAGGCTACTATTGCACGTATCTTTGGTGAGTATACATCTGAAGACCCTTATGATCTGCAACGTCAAGCAGCAGATATTATTGCATCAGGCTCAGATGAGTGGGTACAGGTTGGGATGAACCCATATCGTGGCAGTGCCTTCTATGACAAGAAAACAGGTATGCCTGTGTTTGAGGCAGAAGAGATTATACAAGTCGGGCCACTTGTATTAGCCAAGAATGTAAAGAAACCAACCATCTCACAGATGAAAGAGATGGCAGTACGTACCAAAGATGGTAAACTAAGAATGTTCAACGAAGGCGGTATAGCAATGGATAAACAGATGGAAATGGCCTTCGCAGAAGGTGGTACACTAGACTTAGACTCTGTACCCGATAACACTCAGGGTGTTGATCCTGTGTCCGGCAACGAAGTTCCACTAGGTTCTATGCCAGAAGAAGTACGTGATGACATTCCTGCACAACTGAGTGAAGGTGAATATGTTGTACCTGCTGACGTAGTACGTTATTATGGTGTTAAGTTCTTTGAGGACATCCGTAACGCAGCTAAACGTGGCTTTGCTGAGATGGAAGCCAATGGTCGTATTGGTGGTGAGCCTGTCGGTATGGAGATGGCTGAAGATGAACTTCCATTTGATATTTCTGAGTTACAGATAGTAGATGACGAAGCAGAAGAACAGCCTATGATGAGCATGGGTGGATACATGCGAGGTTATGCTGATGGTGGTTTAACTACCTCTTCAGCTGTAACTGACATGGTTGAAGCTACAGGTATCTCCCCTATGCCATCATCTACCTTTAGTGGCATTGAAATGAAAGAGTACGTTGGTCCTAGTGGGGAAGTAATGTACATTCAGTTTATTAATGGTGTGGCACAGTCTGTTATCCCTGAAGGTTATACATCTAAGGATGCTACACCTACTGCACTTGCTGCACCTGCAGGGTTGGGTATAGTAGCTCCTCCAGAGGATAATAATAATACTGCTCATGATGATATGATGAAGGCAGCTGAGGAACGTGATGCTATTGATTGGTCTAGCCCTGATGTAGGCATTGAGCAGTACGAAAAAACACTAGAACAAAATAACAGCCTACTAGCAAAAGGTTTCTCTGGTCTAGCCACAGTATTAGGTGGTCCTATTGTAGGGGGCTTTATAGCTGTAGCAAAGCGTCATCAAAATGCTAAGATGCTTGAGGGTGCAACTGCTAGACTAGAAGATCCTAATGTAAAGGGTGCAGAACGTGAAAAGTGGACATCTATTCACAACAGATTAAGTGGCCTTGATGAAGATGGTAAAGCAAGTAACAGCTTCACTGAGGGATTAGCTAATATATTAACACCAGCAGACGGAATGGAATACGTTAACGGTGTACTCATTGAAAAAGCAACAGGTAAAATTCTTAAACCAGGCATTGCAAATAGTATAGGTAATGACGTAGTTGCTCCTACTCCTACTCCTACTCCTAAGCCTCAGCCTCAGCCTCAAGGGGGCGGTGGAGATAATAGCGCACATAAAGATATGATGTCACAAGCTTCTAAAGGATCCACTGCCAGTAAGGCTAGAGCCAGAGCAACAGCTACGAGAAGAGGCAATGTATCTGACAAGACAGCCTCTAAACTATCTGGATCTCAAATGAAAGCAGGCAGTGGTGTGGGTTCAAATACAGACGGTACTAATTATGCTGGCCCTATGAATAAAGGCGGCTTGATGAAGAAGAAAAAGAAGTAACTACTAAGACTACCATATAATAATAAGGCTACCCAGCAATAGTGCTGGCCCCAACATAAGGAGAATAAAATGTCGGAAGCCATCCAGACGGACTCAGTGTCACATAAACGTAACTTATCTCGTGTACAGCGTGATGAAGAAGAGCTAAAAGAACTGCTTAAACAAGCAGGAGTTACAACAGATGAAACAGAAGAAGAAGCTGTTGAAGCGGAACCCGATAGCTCAAAGCCTAGCGAACCCTCAATTCAGGCAGAGAGTGCTACCAAACAAGAAGAAGAACCAAAAGCTGAAGCACAAGAAGAAGATCTGAGTGCAGAAGAGAAAAACTTTAAGAAGCGTTATGGTGATTTACGGAGACACTCGCAAGAGAAAGAGAAAGAGTTTCAGGCACAGCTTGATACATTAAAGGCACAACTAGATTCTGCTACAAAGAATGAGCTTGTACTACCTAAGTCAGAAGACGAAGTAGAAGCGTGGGCTAAGAAGTATCCAGACGTTGCAGGCATTGTAGAGGCTATTGCTGATAAGAAGGCTAGTGAGCGTTCCTCAGAACTAGACGGGCGTTTAAAAGAGATCGAAGAGCTACGAACTACAGCTAAACGTGAGAAGGCAGAGGCTGAGTTACTTTCTATGCACCCTGACTTCCAAGAAATTCGTGCAGATGATGCATTTCACTCTTGGGCAGAGAAACAGCCTAAGGTTGTGCAGGATGCACTTTATGAGAACAGCGAAGACGCTAAGTCTGTCGCACGTGTTATTGATCTGTATAAGTCGGATCAAGGCATTAAGACTAAAGGTGTATCTAGCTCAGACAAAGCAGCAGCATCTTCAGTTAAAGCTAAGGGACGCACTGCTGTAGATTCAGATGACTCTTCTAAATATCTGAGTGAATCGCAGGTAGCTAAGATGTCTCTAAAAGAATACGAGAAGCGCATGGATGAGATCTTTGATGCTCAGCGCTCCGGTAAGTTTATTTATGATATGAGTAAGAAATAGTTTGACATTCTCTCAATCATAGATAAAACTATAGGTGTGTACAGTGTCAGGTATTAACTGCCTGTACATGCTTTTCACTAAGCACTAAAGCCACAAAAAAGAACTACCTCAGATTATAGGCCCAGCGCTCAACGGACGGCCATCCTTAGAGCAACGCTGACTACCCTATTAAGAAGAGCCTCTTTAGTGGATATGTAGTGTCTATCTCTCACGCCATATCTATAAGGAGAATTATTATGGCTATTGGAACCGCTGGTGGTGGATTTGACGGGAACTTTTCCCCGATTATCTACTCCAAACAAGCACAGATTGCACTTCGCCGTGCAGCTGTTACTAACGCAATCACCAACAACTCTTACTTTGGTGAGATTGCAAACCAAGGCGACACAGTTCGCATTCAAAAAGAGCCAGACGTAACAGTAAATGCTCTGCAGCGTCACACAGGTATCTCAGTAGAGAAGCTTGATGACTCTGACTTTTCGCTCACCATTGACAAAGCTAACTACTTTGCTTTTAAAATGGATGACATTGAAGAGCAGTTTGCAAACGTAGACTTCACCAGCTTGGCTGCTGATCGTGCTGCATATAAGATGGCTGATGCAATGGATGCAGACGTATTGTCTTACCTCTCTGGTCACACATCTGCAGGTGCTTTCATCACAGGTACTTCTGGTGATGCACAACACCCAACAGCAGGTAACTTGACTGGTGAATTGCTCACAGCAAACCACTTGGACGCAACTGACTTCGGTAACTTGACCATCTCTGGTACAGCTACTGCAGGCGACTCCGTACCATTGGCTCCACGTTTGCCAGGTGCAACAGCCCTGTCAGCTACAACTGTATCCCCTTTGACCGTGCTTGCACGTATGGCTCGTAAGATGGACACAGCAAATGTAGATGCACGTGGACGTTGGGTCGTTCTTGACCCAGTGTTTGTAGAGATGCTCAAAGACGAAGACTCACGCATGTTGAATGGTGACTTCGGTGGTGCTGGTCTGCAGAATGGTCTGGTGTTGAACAACATTCACGGCTTCCGTGTTTATGTGTCCAATGCTTTGCCTGCTAAAGGCACTGGTGCTGGTACTTCTGGTACGACTGCCCAAGACGCTAACTATGGCGTTGTGGTAGCTGGTCAGGACGATGCTGTTGCTTCTGCTGAGCAGATCAACAAAGTTGAGAACTACCGTGACCCAGACAGCTTTGCTGACATCGTGCGTGGTATGCATCTCTATGGGAGGAAAATACTCCGCCCAGAGGCACTTCTCACAGCACGTTACAACGCTGCTTAATAGGCTTAACATTGGGGCTGGCTTCGTGCTGGCCCCTTTGTGCTTTTCATTCATATAAGGACATCTCAAGATGGCTATTACAACTGCAATGTGCAACAGCTTCAAGCAAGAGCTTCTTGGGGGTGTTCACGATCTGGATACAGATACACTTAAAGTGGCTCTTATCAAAGACTCTCCTACTGGCACTTACGGTGCGGCTACTACTAACTATTCTGATGTTACGGGCAATACAGATGAGGCCGTAGGTACTAACTATACAGCTACAGGTCAAGAGCTTGACTCTGCTGCAATTACTCTTTCAGGTAGCACAGCTATCGTTGACTTTGCTGATGAAGTATTTGCTAACTTGACTATCTCAGCTGATGGTGCTATTATCTATAATACATCACAGGGTAACAAAGCTATTGCTGTCTTTGACTTTGGCAGTACTGTTACTTCTACAAGCGGTGACTTTACTGTTGTGTTCCCAACAGCTGACGCTTCTAATGCTGTAATCCGTATCAGCTAATATAAACTATAAGGTTATTGCACAATGGCGTTTATCATTAAAGATCGTGTCAAGGAAAGTACAACCTCTACAGGTACAGGAGCTATTACACTAGGTGGTGCTGCTGCTACCTTTGATACTTTTCAGTCTTACATGACTAATGGTGATACTACTTACTACGCTATTGTGCATACCACCTCCGGTGTAGACGAATGGGAAGTAGGGCTAGGTACGTGGAACACAGGTAATACACTTACACGTACTACTGTCTTAGCTGGCTCTAATGGCACATCTGCTCAGGACTTTGCTGCAGGTAGTAAAGATGTGTTTATGACATACCCTGCATCTAAGGCTGTATATACAGATGCTGATGGGGATATTGACATTAATAGTGGCACTATTGACGGTACTACTATAGGCGTTACTAGTGCTACTACAGGTAAGTTTACTACACTAGAAACTACCAGTAATGTTGACATTAGTGGGCAACTTGATGTATCTGATTGGATAGATCTTGCTGCACAAGCATCACATCCTGCGCATGGTGAAGGTCGTTTATGGTACGATAATGTACATAAGACGCTTAACTATTACTCTGACGATAGTGGTGTTGTACATGAGCTGGGTATTGAAGAACACGCTAGAGTATACAACGAAACAGGTTCTACTATATCTAAAGGTACGCCTGTACACTTTGTAAGTAGTAAAAGCTCTAATGGCACACACGTACCTACAATTGCTGCAGCAAATGCTACAAGTAGTACAAAGTATAAATCAGAAGGTATGGTTGCTGCTGATTTAGCAAATAACTCTTACGGTTATATAATTACTGCTGGTAGATTAGAAGGTCTTGATACTAGTCATCTTAGTGTGGGACAATTCTTTACAGGTATTACAGATGGAGCTACACAGACTGCTGCTCCTGTATATCCTAACTTTCCTATGTGTCTTGGCTTTGTTGTTAAATCAGATGCTACAAATGGTGTAGTATTTCTTGCTCAACAAAACCACTCTATTAAATCTTTTCGAGTTCAAATGGATCAACACATTGGTGGTAGCTTAACCATTGATGGCGATCTAAATGTTACAGGTTCTACAAACACAACTTCTACGTCTGACGTTACTGCTGGCGCACCCTTCTACCGTGCTAATGAAGGCGATGCTATTGGTGATGCCAACACGACCTTTACAGGCTCAGGGCTGGATGATGCTTTCTTTGCAGGCCACTTTACAGGAACAGCATCAACTAACTATTATGTAAAAATTGATGGTGTAGGAACGCCTGACACTTTTGCTGTAAGTACTGATAACTTTTCTACTACTATATCTACAGGCAACGCTATTACTGGTAGCGAACAGATGATTCATAGTGCAGATAATATATCTGTAAAGTTTGGTACTACTACGGGCCACACTCTTAATGATGTATGGACAGGTACGGCTTCACCTATTAACGTAGATACAGGATTTTTCTCAAACAGAAATACAGGTACAAGTGGCGTAGGCTACACGCACATGGGTCTATTCTACGATGCAAGCGATTCTAAGTGGCGTTTAGTTGATGAATATGATCCTGTACCTGCAGGTACAATTGACACGGGACATTCGAGTTATTCTGCAGGTACTATTGCTGCAAACTTAGAAGGTAACGTAACAGGTAATATTACAGGTAGTGTTTCAGGTAACGCAGCTACAGCTTCCGCTCTTGAAAGTGCACGTAACATTGGTGGCGTATCTTTTGATGGTACAGCTAACATTAATCTTCCTGGTGTTAATGC